CATATCACTTTGTAACAGCGGTGTTACGAGGTTGTAAAAGTAGATTTCTCAGCAGTGTTACTTTTGCTTTGGGACAGCAGTGTCCCTTTGCAATTTCTTGGCGTGTGTTGTGTTTTGGTTCTAACTTTTTATCAATAGTTGATAAAATGTGGTTGTACCGCCTTTATTTGCGTGTTGTGTTGAAGTGCCAAATGTTCCAGCAGTGGAACTTTTGCCACTTTGTTCCAGTGGTGGAACGAGGTTTGACAACCTTCTCAGATATCTGAGAACCTTCCACAGATATCTGTGGAAAGTTATATCGGTTTCACTTCTTCAGATTTCTGAATAAGTAAAAGCGACAGCACTGTCGTTTTTAGTTCGCAGCGTTTTTTGAGCGCTTTCACAGATTTCTGTGGAACCGACCCGCCACGCCCCGAAATGCATTGAGCCATATCATTACAGCAGTTTGTATCGTTTCGTTCAATGGTGGGCATTTATGGAGCAAAAAAAAGCGGTCATGCCTACCACATGAGCAAGCACAACCGCAAATCAGGAACGGGATGTGAAGAGCACCCCGCGTGAGCAAGTTATCAATAAAATTCGTTTTCCCTTTGCGCGATTTCACGCGGCGCGATTTGATACCCCCAAACTGCAGACTCAGTACGCTTCGCATTCGCCTCGCGTCTCCTAGTTTTTACATACCCCATTTTGCGCAAAACAAGTGAGAATCGATTTCGCATGGGAGCATCGATTTTCGATTTTGTTTGGAATTCAATATGCTGAATGATTTGCGCGATTGAGTGCCATTGAGCGCCATCAGATCCATACGGAAAAAAGCATTGATCTATCAAATCCTGTTCAATCGAGTGCGCTTCATTCTCTGCAGTGATTTCGTTTAATAGTTTTGCATCAGTGCCATTGATACGCCATTGATTTGGATCTTGACTGTAGAGATAGAGCAAATCAGCAAAGAGCTGATCTCGGCTCGGTGAATCATGTTCGCTATAGATCTTTGAAGTGTATAGGGAGCGGTCAATCATGCCCGTAAGTTCAACGGGAATTATGCGCCTGTTCCCAGTTATATCAAATTTGATCTCACTGATATTTGAAGTTCCACAGAACACAGCATATCGTTTCCGCGTCTCATGATTTCGCGCATAGCTTGCTCGGATCGTGAATTCCTTCTGTGATAGTATAGCTTTGATTTTCTCACTTTCACGCTTTGACCGCCCGTGATACTCATCATCGAGCAAGAGCAAAGATCGACACATCAGAAGTAGATCGTCTTTGCTCCCTTCGTGAGCTGACTCAGCATAGTATTTTCGCAATACTGGGGGCAATAGCGTCTCGAAAAATACAGTTTTCCCAGTGCCCTGACCACCGCAAAAAACTAGCAGTAAATCGGACGGTTTGCCGAGCATCGCGCTGATAATCGAAATGAGCCATTTCCGTACAAATATCAGAATTCGAGCATCTTTGACGGGTAATGCTGAGAGCACTTGATTGAGCGCGGGTGTGTCGGGATCTTGCAAGTGTCGGATCGTGTCGAGATATTCAGTGAACGGGTTGTAACTTGGTGACAAATCGGAATGAATGTAAGTGCGCAATTCATGTATGTTTAGATCGTGGCCTTCGCTTTTCAATCTCACATAAATTGAATTCTCCATCTTATCGCGCAATGGCTCGAATATAGTTTGCTTGTCATCAGGATATAGACTCTCTTGCACTGGGATCTCATATTCATTTGTCACTACATTGTGTCGAATTTTTAGCTCAACGACTGCTCGGATCAGCTCATCTTTTTTATCATGAATGAAGCCCTGTTCCTTCGCAATATGAAAGAATGTTCCTATCGAGATTTCACCGCGTGAGGATGCAATGAAGTCATTAAGTTTTGCATCGAATTTCTCAGCATTGTAATTCTCATGATTGCGCGAGATTCTATGGAATAATTCCCTACCCTGTTCACCATATTCATTGACAAAACTCATGCCTATTTTGAAGCGGTCATCGTAGCTCAGACTCTGGCCGCTCAGCTCGATTTGTTCAACAATGCTGAGCACTTTTTTTGATATTCGCTTTGCCTTCGTTTTGCTTGGCTTCTCTTCGCGAGCTTGTTCAATTATCTGCAGTGGTGTGGCATCTAGATTGATATAGATTTCAGGATCATGCGAGTAGAACATGACCCTCGAAATATCGGAGCATGATTTGTCAATCTCAATTCCATAATGCTGTTTGTAATAGCGCACAGCATTCGCATAGATGCTTTTATGCTCATTGTTTTTCCAGTTTTGACCATCAGCATCAGTAGCTTGTGGATCAGTGCGCACAATGGCTTTGACGAAGTTTGACGGAGATAGGAAACATGATAGCGTGTGTGGATCAGCGCTGAGCTGTGCTTTCACTGCTTGTGGATCAGCGCAATTATCTATGTCGATTTGAAGAAGACCCGTAAGAGTCCCAGCCGATTTCGCGTGTCTTCGCTCCGGGAAATTTGCTGAGATTGAGACGGCGGGCAAACTAGATTTTAGTTCGCTTCGCTTGTCTTTGTCCTGCTCGGTTCTGATTGCTTGGATCAGCTGAGCAAGGTCACCAGGTGGATCTTTGACTGTGTCGAGAAACTCTTGCAAATCGATTTCGCGGGTGCGCTCAGCATATTGTTCTGGCTTTATTTTGATATTGTCAAAGTGAGTGATTTTCATATAAAAAAACCTTGGTTTTGCACCCGATTTCCTTATATTGCCATTGGAGTCTAGGCATTAGTGAAAACTGATGCTGTGGAAAAATATAAGCGCTTGTGCATTGATCTGCATGAGCGTTTTTTATTTGTAGTGATCTCATTTGCGTGCCCTCTCTCTTGCTTTGTCTATCGTATCATGAAAGAAAAGCAGACACATGATTCCGTGCATTATCGTCTCTTTGGGGTTCTGCAGTGTGATATTTTGAACCCTTGCAAGAATGTCAAACTCTTCATCTGATAGCGCGATGGATAACACCTGTTTATTCTGCATCTTTGACCCCGCCGAAAAATATATTCCTGTTTTCAACTGCTAACTTCCAAACTTTCAACTCATCGAGAAGCGCGGGCATTTCCTGCTCATATTTGCGTGCCAACTCGATTGCTTGCACAATTGATTTCGGCGCACTTTTGCCCGTGTGTTCACACCAAGCATCGAGCGTCTCAATATGGCTCGGAGTGACAAGGCGCACAAATCTGCTTGCTTTTTGATCCTGCATTGTGATCAATCCTGTAATGATAAAAATGGTTTTTTTTATAGTGTTCGATTCGTATGATTTTGAACACTTGCACAAAAATAGGAAATATCAATTTATAGCAATAACTTGTGGAAAAGTATATTCGTTGTAAAAAAATTGATAATAGTATTGTTTTGTATGTATTAATATATTATGTTTGTCTAGCGTTCAATTCGTTCAACGGTGGTTCGCAGTTTTGAACCAATACCCACATAGGCAAATATCATGAGAAAGTACATCGCATATTATCGCGTCTCAACTGCAAAACAAGGTGACTCAGGTCTCGGATTAGAAGCTCAGCGCAATGAAGTGGTAAAATATACCAACGGAAACATACTAGCAGAATTTACCGATGTGGCATCAGGTAAAAAGAGCACCCGCCCTGAACTTGACAAAGCACTTGCAATGGCAAAACAAGAGAAAGCAGTCCTGATCTTTGCGAAGCTCGATAGACTTTCACGCGATGTGGAATTCATTTTCAGCATCAGGAATGCAGGTGTGGAAATTGTTTGCTGTGATTTGCCCGATCTCAATACATTGACAATAGGCATATTTGCCACCATGGCGCAATATGAGCGTGAGCTGATCTCAGAGCGTACCAAGAAAGCACTAGCAGTCAAGAAAGCACAAGGCTGTGCACTGGGCACGCCTTCGAATCTCACTGAGCAGGCGAAAGCGAAAGGGCGTGAGGTGAATTCACGAAATGCAAAGGAATCAAAATCGAATCAGACCGCGTTGATCATTGCACGCGATCATGCGAAAGCCGGCACGCCATTGAGCGCGATTGCAGATTCTTTGAATTTTCTAGGCATCAAGACCCGCCGTGGTGGTAAGTGGCATAAATCGGCTGTGCACTACCTACTGAAAAAATGCGTGTGATTACACATATTTTTTTTGGCGGTGGTGTGGTAAAAATGCGTGTGATTACACATATCTCACGCATTTGAGCATTTTAGGGCATATTTTTGGGGTGTGTACCAAGTTTTGAATATAGCGCATGGTACACACTTAACTCTTTTAATATCATGTGCTTACAAGGTTTTTTTAGGGGTGTGTACCAACAAAAAGCAAAAAGTCAGTTAGCTATAGGGAAATGTGCATTTATGCACGATATATGCTGAGCGCATAAGGTATGTATATTGTATTATTATTATTACATACTTTTATTATTATTTTATTGGTACACTTGGTACACATCAGTAAGTATCTAGGCTCAGCGCGGTTCGCGTGTGTGTCAAGAATAAAAAACTCACTCGGTACACATCGGTACACATCAGGATAAAAACGGTCAAAACTCAGCATTCATGCGCTTTGCGTGTGTGTCAAGAAGTGCGCTCAGCATTTTTCATGCGCTGTTCCTTCGCTGTAAACATTGGCTAATATTGAACAGTGGAAGAAGTTCCAGCAGTGGAACTTTTACTTTGCGACAGCAGTGTCGCATATCACTTTGTAACAGCGGTGTTACGAGGTTGTAAAAGTAGATTTCTCAGCAGTGTTACTTTTGCTTTGGGACAGCAGTGTCCCTTTGCAATTTCTTGGCGTGTGTTGTGTTTTGGTTCTAACTT